AGTATGCGAATACAAAAGGTGCTAGAAAAATACAGGTCGCGACAACCATCATACAAGAAGTAATAAAAGGTTTGGATAATATGAAGCCAAACAATGATGCAACTTTTGACTTACAGGAAGATATTTCACAAACACAAGTAGAACAACCACAGGCAGATGACACTGAAGTAGTGACAACACAACAACCGCCGATTAACCAAGTTTCACAGGCAACATTGCCTTTTGATAGAAGAACAACAGTACCCCCTCCTGCACAGCAAACAGGAAAAGGAATTACAAATTTTGCGTCCTTGTTTGCCAACGATCCGATTGGGGAAGCCATAGCAAACCGACGATTAACACAAGGCATAGGGAGTATTGGATAATGGATATGCAATTATTAAGAAAAGAAGTAGAAGCCGATGAAGGCTGTGTAAACAAAATATATAAAGACCACTTAGGGTATCCTACCTTTGGTATTGGTCACTTGATTACACCAGATGATGAAGAACATGGCAAGCCAGTCGGCACACCAATTAGTGCAGAGCGAGTGTCCTCTGTATTTAGAGAAGACATTGAAGATGTAATTGATGACTGCAAAAGGTTGTTTAAAGATCTTGATGAGTTACCTGAAGATTGTCAAAGGATACTTGCCAATATGATGTTTAACATGGGCTACAGCCGATTGAAAAAGTTTCGTAAAATGCGATCTGCTATTACAAACAGAGATTGGAATGAAGCCGCTGTCCAAATGAAAGATAGCCTCTGGGCAAGGCAAGTACCAAATAGAGCCAACAGACTTATAGAAAGAATGAAAGCTCTATGAGATGGATCCACTAACAATATCAGCCGCTGTCAGTACAGCGACGGCGGCGTTCAACACTCTCAAACAAGCTTTTGCGACTGGACGTGAATTAGAGTCGATGGCTAACGATATATCCCGTTGGATGGGAGCGGCTAGTGATATTGACAACGCCGCGAAGTCGGCTAAAAATCCTTCCCTTGTTCGTAAGTTTATGAAAGGTGCGAGTAATATAGAACAAGATGCTATCCAAGCGTTTACAGCTAAGAAAAAATTAGAAGAACAACGCTATGAATTACAACAGTTCATAAAATTTAAATATGGCACAGCATCATGGGATGAGTTATTACGTATGGAAGGGCAAATAAGAAAACAACGACAAAAAGAAATATATGACAGGCAAAAACTTAAAGAAAAAATTATCACCATCATCGCTCTTATCGGCGTTATTATCGTTGGTTGTGGTATTCTCTTGGCTTTCGTTTACGGTCTCGTCCAATTCGACAGAGGCAACTGGTAAAGAACAAGAACCAAACTGTAAGCAAACTGAACCTATACGTAAAGAGGGCGGTCAAGAAACATACGAGTGGGTATGTGTACATAAAGATAAAGAAGACCGCATCATATTGATTGCTCAGTCAGAGAACATAAAACAATGTTTTACCTGCTTTTTGAAAAAATTTTCCGACTGGACGTATGAACAAGAAGTTCGTAAGGGTATACGTGAAGAACCTAAATATATCACTTGCCGAAGATATAAACGTAAGAAAGCAAAAAACGGACAAGAGGTATGTTTGTATAAAGGGGCTAACGATACATACTCGCTAGTGGTAGAAGGACATTGTCCTATGGAATATCAGTGTAAATATGAACCAGGAGGAAGTGAACCAAACATAGATAGCGTGGTAGATTCCTTAAACAAAGAATTTAAATAATCCAGCTTTTATAATCTTCAGCTAGTATTTGGCTAGCAATATCTATCTTACTGCGTAGTGCCTTTAGTATTCTATCATCAACGGTATTTTCAGCAACAATATCAACATATGTTACTTTACTGGTTTGTCCTATACGGTGTGCTCTATCCTCACTTTGCAGGCGTATAGCTAAGTCGAAGTTATTACTATAATACACAACAGTTTTTGCTTCTGTAAGAGTAAGACCATATCCTCCTGTGCGTGGCTGTCCTACAAAATATTTTACAGGTGATTTAGGGTCTTGAAACTGACGTACTACCTCTTGCCGTTGTTCACTTGGTGTTTCGCCATAGTATGTTACTACTGAACCTTCGCCATAAACTTCTTGTAAGGCTGACCGTATTGTTATTATATCGTGCGTAAAGTTAGCCCAGATAATTACTTTACCGTTAGTTTCAGCTAATACATCAAGCAACTCTGGTAGTTTAGCTGATTTAAACGTATGCAGTTCACCTTCATCTGTTTTTACGTGTCCAGAGCAAACCTGTTGTAATCGTAAGAGTTGTGTCAAAACAGTTGTTGCCGTAACGCTATCATCTTCTAGCACAGCAAGAGCATATTGTTTTAGTTCCTCATACATTTTGCGTTGTTCTGGGTACAGCTCTACAGAACGTTTCATATATACTTTATCAGGTAAATCTAAACAATCTTCTTTACGCACACGAAAACTAAATTTTTCTAACTGTGTGTTTAGTTTATCTAAGTTTCTATACCCAACAATGTGGTTAAACGAATGTGCTCCCATGTTTCTACGTTGTATGATTGCATATTCATTTTGGTACGTGTAATAGCTACCATGACCCAATAACCAAGGATCAAGAAACTCACATTGCGTATACAAATCCATAGGTGATTTAGTTACAGGTGAGCCTGTTAATATTCTTTTGTAGCGTGCCTGCTTACCGAGTTTTACAATATTCTTTGTACGTTTAGCATCTTTAGATTTAATAGTAGTGCTTTCATCTATAGCCATCATACAGGTGTGAGCATTAACAAAACGCATGGCTATATCTAAACCTTTACGTGTGCTAAATGCTTCTACATTCATTATAAATATTTTAAGTGTTTCAGTGGGTACAAACAGGGCATCTTGCTTTTTTATTTGTGCTTGAGTTTGGTTAGGTCGCCACAATACTGTTTCATGGTCAACATGGTCAGGTATGTGTGTGGGCAACTCGCCTTGTTCCCAGTTTCTATATACACCCTTTGGTGCGATAATTAAAACACCAGATATTTTACCTCTGTCATACAAAACACAGAAATTATCTATCAATACTTTTGATTTGCCTGTACCCATATCCATGAACCAAGCATACTCATGCTTGTTCCAAGAGGCACGCAAAGCATCAAGCTGATGCTCGTAGGGCTGTAATTTAAATTTATAACGCATAACTTTCTACTTTTATAAATAGCACACCAAAATAAATCAGCACATAGTTTTTTGTTCTATAGCTGTCGCTCGCGTGGGGGCGAAAACTTGGGAAGATATTAAGATAGTCAGATATTGTATATTGTAATATCTTTTTTCTCACAATGATTACATTTTACTTTTACTCCTATATATAAAAGTGTAGGGTTTGTGGGTAGGGTTAATAATCGCAGTCCTAGGTATATTATTAAAGTGGGTAAACCAGTTGCAGGCGAAACCCACGCCTTACAACAGAAAGTAATAACGGGAGAAAGCGTTGACGGTATACATAACACAGGAAGTACGTGGTCGTGACCTTACTGATGCTATACAGTTTGGTGACTTGCAAATATTAGTTCCTGCTAAAGAACAAATAGCTTACAGCACACAACCTACTGTCCGTCGTATAGCAAAAGGTTTGCAAAAGTTTGATGACGATGATTATTTATTATTGTCTGGTGATCCAGTTATTATTGGTATCGCACTAGCTTATGCCTCTATAGTAAATCGTGGCAAAGTAAATGTATTAAAGTGGGACAGGCTAGAAGCTAAGTATTATCCATTACATATAAATTTTGGAAAGGAAGATTAATGGAACTAGAAAAAGTAGCAAACAAACTTATGGAAGTAAGTGAGGAAGGTGTCAGCACTATAAGTAAACTGTGTAGGGAACAAGTGCAGTTAGAACAAGACATACGTGAGCTTGAGGGTGCAATAAAACTCAAAAAGGCACGGCTCAAGGAAGTATCTGAGGAGTTACTACCTACCTCAGCTGATGAACACCAAATAAAAGAAATTACTACTGAAGATGGGTACAATGTTACCATAAATGATTTTTATGATGCACGTATATCAGCTACCGATCTTGAGCAACGTGAAAAAGCATTTGCTTGGTTGGTAGATAATAACTTTGACCACCTAATAAAAAATAAGGTGGAAATAGTATTTGACCGTAAGGAACACAACAAAGCGACAGCATTAGTGGCTGACCTAAAAACAAGGGGTCTAGCTGATAAGTCTTCTACAAAAACATGGGTGGAATACCAATCACTCAAGGCTTTTGTTAAGGAGCAAATACAAAAGGGTGAAGTTAAGCTACCTTTTGATTTGTTAAACATCTACGAGGGACGTAGAGCCAAAGTTACTAAAAAGATATAGGAGGGTAAAACATGGCAAAATTAAGCGAACTAGAAAAATTATCAGGCTTGGGGTTTGAGGAAACTTCTACTGATGATATGGCAATACCGTTTTTGCGGATACTTGCAAACACAAGTCCACAAACTAACAAACGTGATGGTGCGTATGTTGAAGGGGCTGAGGCAGGCATGATTTATAATAGTGTCACTCATGAAGTATACGATGGTGTTAAAGGTATAGAAGTAATACCTTGTCACTATAATACACGGTATGTTGAGTGGACACCTCGTGAGCAAGGTGGTGGGTATATGGGTTCATACTTACCTGACGACCCCATTGTTAAAACTACAACTTCAAACGAACGTAATGAAGATGTGTTGCCAAATGGTAACTTACTCACTAAAACGTCACAGTTTTTTGTATTGCTAGTGCAAGGCGATCAGGTATCAAAAGCACTTATACCTATGACAAGCACTCAGTTGCGTAAAGCTAAAAGGTGGAACTCTTTATTGAGTCAGCAAACATTTAAAGGGAGCGATGGTAAACCAAAGAGGCTACCAATGATGTCTACAAAGTTTAAATTAACTACCGTAGAGGAGCGTAATGATAAAGGTAGTTGGTTTGGTTGGGATATTGATAAGGTTGGTGCAGTTGATGAGTTAGATAAACTAACCGACAACGATATGTTTCAAGAGGGACTAACCTTCCAAAGTGCTGTGTTAGAAGGTAAAGCACAGATACAGCACCAAGCATTAGAACAAGATGCTTCTGATCCTACAGCACCTCAAGTAGAGGCTGATGATGTAGAGGATGAAACACCCTTCTGATGCTAGCGGAAAAGTTTTTTAAACTGTTCGCAGGTAATGAGCGAGCTCATGGTATGTTTTTGCCTGATGATGCAAACGGTGGTGTCAAGAAAAACGGTGTGTATACCGTAATCAAAACACCACCTAATGTTGACTTGTGGCAAAAGCACCTAGATGGTGAAAAAGGTATACGTATTATTCCTATATGTGATGATAATACAGCCTCTTGGGGAGCCATTGATATTGATAATTACAGCGTTGACCATCAAGCCCTAGTAAAAAAGCTGAAAGAAGCAAAGGTATTAGGGTGGGTGGCACGCAGTAAATCGGGTGGAGCTCATGTTTATTTTTTCTTTAAGGGGCGTATACAAGCTTCAACTGTAAAAAGTAAACTTGCTGAGTTAGCTTCTTCACTAGGTCATGCTGATGGTGAAATATTTCCAAAGCAGACCACTATATTAGTGGACAGGGGTGATACAGGTAGTGCTATGAATATGCCATATTTTAAGGGCGAGCTAACCACTCGCTCTGTTTATGATTTTAAGGGTGAGCTTATGTCGCCTGAAGAGTTTGTAAGTAAGGCAGAAAAGTGGAGGATAAAACCAAATGACTTTGAGCAGTATCGTGTATCGGAACCAGAACTTATACTCAAGGACGGTCCTCCTTGTTTAAACGAACTGTGCCAACAAGGGTTTAGTGAAGGGTCACGCAATAATGCTCTGTTTAATCTGGGCGTGTATGCTCGATTGTTTGACCCTGATAACTGGGAAAGTCTAGTGCAAAGGTACAATGTGGATCATCTACAGCCACCGTTAGGGCATAACGAAGTAGGTGCTGTGATAAAACAGCTACAACGTAAAGAGTATCACTACAAGTGCGATGACCAACCTATCAAACCTTTTTGTAACAAAGATGTGTGTCTTACTCGTAAGCATGGCGTTGGTCCTGCAGGAGTGCAAAACCAAATGTCTAGTCTTACTAAGATAGATGGTGACCCACCTATATGGATACTTGATGTTGATGGGCAACGCATTGAAATAAGCACTGATGGATTGATTAGTCAAACACGGTTTCAAAAAGATTGTGTGTCGCAAATCAACAAACTCCCTGTAACTATTAACCAAAGAGCATGGCAGACTAAAATTCAGTTACTCTTAGATAATTTAACGATTGTAGAAGTGCCACCTGATGCTACTATAAAAGGTGAGTTTGTAGATTTACTCCACTCTTTTTGTAGCGAACGTGCAAAAGGAGCAGATAGGGAGGACATTCTACAAGGCGTTGCAGTATGGGTAGATGGTAGGGTTTATTTTCAGATAAAAGATGTAAAGAAACACTTATCTGTAAATGACTTTAACCACTATTCGTCTAATAAAATTACTCTAAGGCTACAGGATATAGAGGCAGAAAAAATGTTTTGGCGAGTAAAAGGTAAAGGGATACATGTTTGGTCATTGCCACAGGCATTTTTTACAAGCGAAGAAACACTGGAGCTACCTGAGTTACCTAAGGATAGCGATATAATATAATGAAGATAATACTCGGTCCTCCTGGAACTGGTAAAACTACCACCCTGCTTAACTTGATTGAGCAATACTTAGAAAAGGGTGTATCACCAGACAGGATCGGGTACTTTGCTTTTACACGAAGAGCCGCCCATGAAGCTGTTGATAGAGCATACAAAAAGTTTAAGTTGACTAAACGTGACTTACCTTTCTTTAGAACGCTTCATAGCCTAGCCTTTATGCAGATGGGTATCACTACCTCACAGATTATGTCAGCTGAAAAGTACGCAGAGATAGGTGAGTGGTTAAAGATAGGTAAGTTCTTTGGTAGTCAACAAGTGATGGAACAAGGTCCGTATAAAGACTTTGGTTACGGCGATAAGTTTTTGGAAATAATAAATATTGCACGAATACAAAAACAAGAATTACGTTCTGTTTACAATGCTTCTACCGTGCCACTTAAAACAGATTGGGCAAGAGTAGATTATGTAAGCAGGGGGTTACGAGCATGGAAAGACCACCATGAACTATTTGATTATACCGATATGCTTGAACAGTTTTGTGATAGGCAACTCGCACCTAGATTAGAGGTGGTGTTTATAGATGAAGCACAAGATTTATCGCCACTCCAATGGCGTATGGTAGAACTGTTACAACAGAATGCAAAAGAAACATATGTAGCAGGCGATGATGACCAAGCTATATTCCGTTATGCAGGGGCTGATGTAGACCATTTTATAGGTTTAAAAGGTGAGGTTACGGTGCTGAATAAAAGTTATAGGATACCTTCTAGCCACCATGTATTAAGCCAGAATGTAATTCGTAAGGTAGTGGGCAGAAGACCAAAGGAGTTTGTACCTCGTGAAGAACAAGGTTGTGTGTTCTGGCACAGGCACTCAGAAGAAGTAAATTTATCTACAGGTGATTGGCTGTTACTCAGCAGAACTACTCGTGGAGCTCAACAAATAGAAGAGGAAGTCAGGCGTAGGGGTCACTTGTACATCTATAATGGCAGTAAGTCGATTGACCATAAAGTATTAGAAGCTGTGCGATTGTGGGAAAACTTACGCAACGGAGCTCGCCTTACATATGAACAAGTAAAGATAGTCTACGGACAAATGCTTCTTGGCACACAAGTTGAGTATGGGCATAAAACATTTTCCAAAGGTCAGCCTGACCAAACATACACATTACAAGACTTACAAGACTTCCATGGATTACTGCATAGCCTGCCTTGGGACGAAGGTCTTGGTAAGATTGCTGATAGAGATAGAATATATATCAAAGCGTGTTTGCGTAAAGGTGAATCACTTACTGATGACCCACGAATCAGAATCTCAACGATTCACTCAGCAAAGGGAGCTCAGGCTACAAATGTAATGATGCTTACAGATACTATGCGTCGCTCATATTCAATGTGGCGTAAGTTTGAAAACGAACATTATGATGAAGCTCGTGTGTTTTACGTGGGTTTGACACGAGCACTCCGTAACCTGCACTTGATACACCCAATGTTTAGTCGGGGCTATCAGCTAGCATAGAACATCAAAACGCATCGTGAGAGTAAAAAAGGGTACTAATCCAAACGTAGCCCCTGTATATATAATATATTAACTAAACAACTACATAGAAAGGTAAGTTATGTCAGAGCAAATGCAGTGTTTAACAAAGAGCTTGTTAAAAAAGCTTAATAACGAGGCAATCAGTAACGAGTACACTCATACTATACCACGTAAGTTTGTTGAAGAGTTACCTGAGCACAATAAGGACGGTACAGAAACACAGTACCCTGTAACGTCTGGATTGGTGCAGGGTAATTTAGTAAGGATACAAATTGTAGCAGGTGCAGTATATGAGGATACGGATGGTACTATCTATCCGGACCTTAGTCCTGTTATGCTAACGGTTAGCGTAGCAGATTACAAAAAGATACCTACCATTACGGTAGAGGATCTTGAAAGTGCTTAACTATAGAAAGAGAGGTTAATATGGCACATATGGTAGAAACAATGGCTTATGCAGGGGAAGTCCCTTGGCATGGGCTAGGTAATAAAGTTGAGGGCAACCTCACTCCTGAGGAAATGTTAAAAGCCGCAGGACTTGACTGGACAGTTAGCAAACGCCCTGTCTATTATGCTAGTAAGCCAGACGTATGGGATCTTAATGATCCACGTGGTGAAGCTAAGTTACTTACAGCCGACGGTCAATATATGGTTGTACGTGATACAGATAACAAGGTGTTATCGCATTGTGGTGAGGCTTTTACGCCATTCCAAAACCACGAGACCATGTCGTTCTTTAAAAAGTTTACTGACGCAGGTCAAATGGCTATGGATACGGCAGGCAGTCTCAGTGACGGTGAGCGTATATGGGGTCTGGCTAAAATTAAAAAGGGCTTCAAGTTAGCAGGTGGCGACGAGATCGAGGGTTACTTGCTCATGGCTAACAGTCACAAGGTAGGCACGGCTATGACTATTATGTTTACGCCTATCCGTGTTGTCTGTAACAATACAATTACCCTTGCTCTCAACCAAGAGGGTATAACTGGTAAGTTCCGTATGTTACACTTGCAAATGTTTGATGATGACATCATGACTGCCGCTGAGGAAGCACTTGGTATCAGTGGTACACAAATGGAGTTGTTCAAACAAAAGTCAGAGTTCTTGGCAAAAAAGCGTGCCAAGCAAGACCAAGTAGACAACTTCATAGCAGAGATGTTCCAGCCTAATGTTCTCAAGGAGCGTGGCAAAGTTATGGAGCAGGTGCTACCTCCGTTACACGAGGAGTTTACCAAAACCAGTATGGCTGTGCGTGAGGCTATTGAAGAATCACCAGGAGCTGACCTAGACTCAGCCAAAGGTTCGTGGTGGGGTGTTCTCAATGGTGTTACCTATGTTATGGATCACCAGAAAAAGTCTAAGACCAATGACTTACGGCTTACCTCTGCATGGTTTGGTTCGGGTGCAAATACTAAACGTAAGGCACTTGACAAGGTTATGGAGTATGCCGAGGCATCTTGAGCTTTTGCCCCTTGCCTGTGACAAGGCAAGGGGCTATAGTGTTTTTGGGGTGTAAGTCAATGTGCGTTAGCGTTCCTGTTTCGCTTGTAGGGCAAGTACTTATCCACCCCACCAACCATATAGAAAGGTGGTATTATGATATTATATGATCGCATTAGAAACTGGCGTGAGCGTGTTCCAGAAGAACCTATTAAAAGGTTTGCCTATTGGATTGCTGAGCGTCACAATATTTACAAAAAGAAACAACAGGGTCGTGACAAACTTACTGATGACCCTATCCTTGAAACATACAAGTTCACTAATCCTTTTAGGGAGCATGACCGCACAACGGTAGCGTTTAGAAAGTGGACAAAAGAACACGATAATAGCCCATATGGTGATATTATATTTAATACGTGTTTGTTCCGCATGATTGGCACGTCAGAGTTTTTTGATGCTCATGGGTGGGTAGGCAAAGACTGGTCGCCACAATACACAAAAGACTTGATAAACCAACGCATACGTGATAAGCAAAGGTGTTTCACAGGAGCATATGTAATTACAAATCAAGGCTTAAAACTTCCAAAGGGTGAGGTGGTAGTAGACCACTTCCTGCGACCTATTTATTCAACTAGATTATACTTGGGAAAGCACGCCTACTATAATCAAAGTTTGTATGAAGTACATAAGGAACTTAAAAAGTATCAAGGGTTTGGTGGTGGAGGATTTATGGCGTATGAGGTAGTCACAGATCTTAATTACACACCTGTATTACGATTTGCTAAGGACAGATATACTTGGGCAAACGCAGGTCCTGGAGCAATACGTGGTTTGAACAGGCTTAAAAATAGTCGTGTTCCTGCTTCAATTTTAAATAAATCTATGTCTCAGCCTGAAGCTAACAAAAAGATGTTTGAGTTGTTGCAAAAAATGCGTGACCCCCAACAGGGTTTGTTAGTTCCGTATGGGTG